GCTCTTCCGATCTGAAAGCACTTTAACAGCAACACCAGATGGGAGCACCGAATGAAGGTAACAATGACCCCGAAGCTGGCAGCGGAAATCGAGAAGCAGCTGAACAAAAACGGTCTGCTGGAACTGAAAATTGAGAACGGCAGAGTTGTTGTTATCACAGTAAAACGAACCGCAACAGCTAAATTTTGAATAATATGCACTCGTACAAGAGGTACGGGTTGTCCAAAGGGACGCTGAACCAGAAATGGTTTGGTGTCCCTTTTTATATTTTCGCGGCAGAGAAGCCGCGTCAACAAACCACATATGAACAGAGAGAACTGTAAACGCAAGGAGCTATATTATGAGTTATTTATCTGACCTGCTCGGAGAGCAGTACAAGGAAGGTATGTCCGAGGACGAACTGTCCGCAGCACTTGAGGCAGCTGTGCCGGAACTGACGGCGGCAGCTACTAAGAAAGTCGAAGCAAAGTGGAAGGGTGCAGTCGATAAGGCAACCGCTGAAGCAGCAGCGCGCAAGCGTGAACTGCGAGAGCACAACACACAGGAACAGAACCAGATTGCAGATCTGACCGAACAGCTGAATACAGCGAATGGCAAGGTAGCAGAACTGGAAAGAAGTGCTGCTCTGAATCGACATGTGACTGATTACATCAAGCTCGGCTATGAAGAAAAGCTGGCAAAGACGACTGCACAGGCACTCGTTGACGGCGATTTTGACACCGTTACAAAGAACCAGCAGGCTTTCCTGAATTCCTACAAGGACGCAATCATTGCAGACCAGATGAAGCATATGTCCAAACCGACCGGCGGTACCATCGGCGGCGTGGACTACAACAAGAAGATTGAAGAAGCAAACGCAGCTGGCGACGTTACTGCCGTGGCGTACTACACACGCCTTGCGGCGCAGGCAGCTGCAATCGAATAAAAGGAGGTATGACTGATGGCAGATCAGTTTGCTACCAGTTTTGGCGTACTGGAATACTCCGGTATGCTGTTCAACAAGGGCAACACCCAGTGCCCGTTCTCTACTGCAATCGGCGGTAGATCAAAGACCACCAATCACGTAGAGTTCGTGGTAGGTCAGGAGTACAACACCGACACAGAATTGAAGCAGCCGGAAATTTCCGAAACTGCATCTCTGACCGCACCGGATGCGACTGTTTTTACCCGTAAGCAGACAACTAACGTGACCCAGATTTTCATGGATGCCGTTGGTATTTCCTATGCGAAGGAAAGCAACATGGGCACCCTGTCCGGCATTAACATTGCGAACCAGTCCGGCAATCCGATCAACGAACTGGACTTTCAGGTAGCTGCACACATGCAGCAAATTCGTAATCAGATTGAGTACACCTTCATCAACGGCGTGTACGCCAAGGCGACCTCTGACGCAACAGCGAATAAGACGCGCGGCATGGCGGCAGCCATCACCTCTAATGAGATCAAGATGGCTGGCAAGGAACTGACCGTTTGGGACGTTGCCGACATGCTCAAGAAGATTCAGGACGGTCATGCACCGACTTCCGGTCTGACACTCTGGGTAGATGGCATCACTCGTTTGCAGCTGAACGCAAGTGCAATCCAGAACAAGATGACCATCGTACCGTCTGACAGAACCATCAACGGTATCGACATCTCCACGCTGGTTACTCCGATGGGTTCCATCGACCTTGTATCCGCACAGTATTTCCCGAAGGGCACTGCGCTGGTGCTGAATACCGGCATTATCGCACCGGTTTATCAGCCGGTACCGGGCAAGGGCAACTTCTTCCTCGAAGAGCTGGCAAGAACCGGCGCGGGCAGAAAGTTCCAGCTGTTCGGTCAGCTGGGTCTGGATTACGGCGCAGAGTGGTATCACGGCAAGTTTACCGGTCTGGCAGAGACGTACACCCGTCCGAGCAATTCTACTGTAGCGGAGCAGGTAGCTGTCGCGGCAGCGGAACAGACTGAATCTAAGAAGTAATAGGAGGCAGGCAGCATGACCGACCGCGAGAGAATCAAATTTGCAGCAGCAATGACTGACGAAACCGACGACGCTGTGCTGTCTGCCTATATCAACATGGCGGAGAGCATTGCTCTTCACCAGCTATACCCGTTCGGCGGAGATGACAGTTCCATCCTGCCGGACGCATACGAGTATGACATGCTACAGATTGCCGTTTATCTCATCAACAAGCGCGGCGCGGAAGGCGAGACAGGGCACACAGAGGGCGGCATCCGCCGAACCTACAGTGCTGCTGATGTCCCGCAATCCCTGCTGGCACGCATTGTCCCAAAGGCGGTAGTGCTATGAGATGCATGTGCCGCAATGAGAGAAACGTGTATTACCGAAAATACGCAGGACTGACCGATGTTGTCAACGAGGATGGCTATTACACCGGAGAGCAAGAAGCGAAGTACGAAGATGCCGAAGAAATCAAAGGTGTCGTATCTCCGCCGACCGGCGAGGTGTACAGAGACATGTTCGGCGTACTGGACGATTACGACTGTGTGCTCACAGTCAGTGACCCAGAGTGCCCCATCCGCGAAGAGGATATTGTGCTGTTCGCGCGGCGCAAGTCCGACGACACGCAGGATGAATACATTGTCAAACGCTGTGCGCCGTCATTGAATACCTGCGTATACGCACTGACGAAGGTGAATCGGACATGAAACTTGATATTCCACTGACACAAGCCGGAATCAAAAACGCAATCCGCGTGCTTAAACAACGTCAGCAATGGTTACAGCGCAAGACTGACGAACTGGCACAAGAGCTTGCGGAGAGAGGCATGTCCGACGCACGGATACGATTTCAGAACGCCGAATACGACGGCATGAAAGACGTGTCTGTATCCGTACAGAAAACCGGCGAGAACACATACGCCACTGTTGCGGTTGGTTCTTCCACATTGTTTATCGAGTTCGGCACCGGCATCCGGTATGCATCACCGGTTCATCCCGATGCCGACCGTCTGGGATATGTCCGAGGCGGTTACGGCAAACATCAAGGCTTGAGAGAGAAGGGCTGGGTGTACGAAGGCGCGTCCGGCGGCACACATGGACGAGCTGTCAACGATGGGCAAACCAAGTGGCACACATACGGCAATCCGGCAAATATGTGCATGTACTATACCGTACAAGATTTGAAACGAGAGCTGGAGCAGATTGCAAGGGAGGTATTCACAGATGAATGATTGCGAAGATTACATTTTTGACACGGTGCGAAAAGCCGTGTTGGAAACATATCCGAACGCGAGCATTGCGAGTGAATACATCCAGACACCTGCAAAGTTTCCGCACATTTCACTCTGGGCGCATGACAATACGCCCGCTATCGGGAAACAAACAAACGGCAATCGAGAAGCAGTATCAACACTGGCGTTTACCGTCAACGTGTACTCCAATCTTCGGACGCGCAAGAAGTCTGAGGCAAAGAAGATTATGGAACTGATTGACGCAGAGATGTACAAGCTGAACTGCACCCGAACATCCTATCTGCCTGTCCCGAACATGTTAGACACAACGATTTACCGTCTGACCGCAACCTATCGTGTGGATTATGACGGCGTGAATTTATATAGGAGCTGATACACATGGCACTGAACTATGCACTGTCTGGTACTGCTACGACCGGCGCGTCCGGCGCAACTTCTACTTACCAGACTTACCTGTTGGCGAATGTCTCCTACTCCGGCAATAACCTGACCACAGCAAAGGCGTACAACATCCTTTGCGACATCATTGACTTCCCAGACATGGGCGGTGCACCAGAGACTTTGGACACCACCACCCTGTCGGACAACATGAAAACGTCTATTCTGGGTATTCAGGAGAACGAATCCAAGACATTCAACACCAACTACGACGAGAAGACATTCGCAATGCTGTCTGCATTCAAGCCGGACACGGACTACAAGTTCGCGCTGGCAATGGGTGCAAATGGCGAACATGGCGTTTGGACTTGGGACGGTCGTCTGTCCGCTTATGTTACCGGCGGTGGCGTGAATGAGGTTCGCAAGATGGCGATTACAATCTCCCCGTCCTCTACGATTTCCTACAAGACTACTATTCCGACACTGTCTTAATCATCGAATATTAGGGAGGATACTCTACCATGAAGAAAATTACGTTTACCTACGAGGATACGCAGTACAATCTGCGTTTTACCAAGCGCACTGTGCAACAGATGGAACAGGCTGGCTTTAACATCCAAGAGATTGATTCCAAGATGGCAACTACCCTGCCGCTGCTGTTTGCCGGTGCGTTCAAAGCGGAGCAGCCGTTCTTGAAGCAGAGCAAGATTGACGAAATCTATGCAACTCTGCCGAACAAGGAAGATTTGATTATCGCCCTTGTCGAGCTGTACAACGACACGATGCAGTCCTTGCTGGTAGAACCGGATGCGAAAAAGGGAAACGTGACGGAGTGGAAGATGACGGAGTAACATCGTCCACTCTACCGAAACGGTACTCAGACGTTTTTGAACATTGGTTCCCGTATTATTTGGCAATTGGCATGACCGAAAAAGAATATTGGGACGGATACAATGATTATCCAAAAGCGTACTACCAAGCAGAAAAACTCCGACAAAAACAGCAAAACGCAATGCTCTGGTTACAGGGCAGATACGTTTATGATGCCATGTTAGCTGCTTCTCCGGCACTGAATGCTATGAGCACTGCCAGCATTAAACCCTATCTGCAAGAGCCGTATCCGATTACTGCCGCAGATGCAGAGGAACGGGAAGAGCGAGAGCAGCAACGCAAGATGGAAGAAAGAAAAGCACAGATGCTTGCATGGATGCAGAGGGTTAACGCAGCAAAGGAGTGATTAAATGCCTGAGATTGAAGGTTTACAATTTAATGTCACAGGCGAATCGACCGAAGCGCAGGATTCTCTGCAATCAACCATTGACAAGCTGGAAGCCCTCAGCGCAAAGCTGGCAGAGACGAAGAAAAACGTTAGTTCGCTTAGCAAGTCTCTGTCCGGCTTAGGGCAGAACAAGGGTCTGGGCAATTTCCTGTCTGACCTGAAAAAGCTGACGCAATCCCGTTCGCTGAACACCTTCACGAAGCAGCTCAAGAGTATGCAGGGTGAGATGAACGGCATCGGTCAAAACATCGGTGCGGGTGTTGTACAAGGCATTGTTTCCGGTTCGGCACAGCTGGGCAGCGTAGCACGGGAGTACATTGTTAACCCCGTGATTGAAGCCGTCCGAAGCGGATTCGACGTGCATTCCCCGTCCCGTGTGATGGCGGCAATCGGCAAATACCTACCTGCCGGTTTGGCGAATGGCATCTCGTCTACAGCTCGACTGCCGGTTAAGGCAATGCAGCAGGTTGTGCAGAGGGTTGTCAAGGCTGCGAAGTCAGCGAAAGCTGGGATTGACAAAGTAACAGACAGCGGCATTGGTGGCGAAGCACTGTACAAGAGCTTGGATAAGACCGCCACCGGTGTGCAGTCCGCATTTGACAGAATTAAATATGCAGCAAGCAGCGCAGCATCGAGGCTAAGTGGTACAGTCAAACACGCCAAACGCCAAGCAGACCTGAACGCCGCTTTTGGCGCAGAGAGCAAAGGCACGAAGCCGCAGCTGAAAGACTGGACAAAGCTGAATGCCCTTCTCGGCAAGGTTTCTGCAAATGCGGGCAAAGCCGGAACGGCTATGCACCGGTTGGCAACAGCTCCAATCAAGAAGCTGCTGTCCCCACTGGACGCCGTTCAGGGAAAACTGAAACACATAAAATATGCCCTTGCGACGGTGCTTACTTACGGCACGATCTATCGTGTCATGTCTCTGTTCAAGACCGGCTTGACGGATGGACTGGACAATCTGTATCAGTATTCGCTGATTACGGGAAATCAGTTCGCGGCAAGCATGGACAGAGCAGCGACAAGCCTACTGTACTTGAAGAACTCCATTGCAGCCGCAGCGGCACCGCTGATTAACGCCCTTGCTCCGGCATTGGATTTTGTTGTAGACAAGGTCGTTACCTTGCTCAACCGATTCAATCAGCTTGTGTCCGCGCTGTCTGGTAAGACAACATACACGAAAGCCGTAAAGCAGCAGACCAAATATGCCGAAGCTGTCAAAGACACATCGGACGCAGAGGACGACGCAAAGAAGAAAGCGGACGAGCTGAAACGCAGCTTGACCAGCTTCGATGAGATTCATGCTCTCGATGATAACTCCAACAAAGACAGCAGTTCAAGCAAGAAGAATCCTTCCGGTACGGAAATTCCTGATTACGGCGGAATGTTCACGGAAGAAAAGATTGACGGTGGCATTGCTGATTTTGCTAAGAACCTGAAAGACACCATTGCCAAGGGCGATTGGCAGGGCTTGGGCAAGATGCTTGCAGACAAGGTCAACAGCACGATTGATGCTATTGACTGGCAAGGTGCAGGCAAGAAGTTTGGATATGGGCTGAATGGCATTATCCAGACTGCATATTACTTCCTCAAGTACACTGACTTCGTGAAAATCGGTAACCGGTTTGCACAATTCTTAGATATGGCACTGGCGCAGGTCGATTTTACCAAGGCAGGCGGACTGATGGTTCGCAAGTTTACTGCACTGCTTGATACAATAGGCGGATTCCTTTACGGATTGAACTGGGGCTTGGTTACAAAGTCCATAACTGATTTCTGGACTGGCTTCTTCGACGAGTGGTCAGGCTGGTTGGACGAGCATGACTGGACAGACGTAGGAGAGATATTCCAACGAAAGCTGCAACAGGCAATAGATAATCTGGATTTTGGTGCTATCGCGTCGAGCTTCTGGACTGCGGTGAGCAAATCATTTCATGCAGCGGTCGATGTGAATTTTGGATTTTATGACAAAATCTCCGATGAGCTTAACGCAATCATGGAGCTGTTCGGCGGCGCAGAACTTGCATTGGGCGCAGTGCTGTGCTTCTCCGGTGCGAATATCCCGTTGGGTATTGGATTGATGGCATTCGGCGCAAAGAACCTTGTCGCAACAGCGATGGTTAATTGGGATTCGATTCAGACCCCAATAGGAAAAGCACTCAGTACCTTGCAGGTTATCCTGTCTGGTGCGGCATTGGTTGTCGGCTCGGTACTCACTTTCTCCGGCGTGAATATCCCGTTGGGTATTGCGCTGATGGCAGCAGGTGCAGTCAACATTGCCTCAAATGCAGCTCTGAACTGGGGCGGCTGTTCGGACAGTATAAAGACTGTCATCTCTACAATTACTGGCATCGTGGGTGGTGCACTACTCGCTATCGGCGCGATTATGTGTTTCTCCGGTGTCGCTATGCCAATCGGCATTGCCCTTATGGCAGCAGGCGCAGTAAGCCTTGCCTCTAGTGTAGCTCTGGACTGGTCGAAGTCGGCAAAGGGTGTACAGGCAGCGGCAGGAACGATTGTCTCTCTCGCCGGAAAAATGTCATTTGCGATTGGCGCTATCCTCTGCTTCTCCGGTGTCGGCATCCCGTTGGGTATTGCCCTTATGGTAGCCGGTATCGGCGCGACGGCGCTCGGAAACAGCATGAATTCTCAAAAAGGAGTTGACTGGCGCGCGCTGGGCAAAAAGATGGTCGAGGTTGGCGAGGATGTTGTTCTAGGATTCCTTAAAGGCTTGGCTTGGTTTGTAACACATAGCCCGCTGGAAATTGCGTGGACGTATATCGTTAAGCCGTTGATTGATGCGGTAAAGAACAAACTCGGCATTCATTCCCCATCGACCGTTTTTGCCGACATCGGTGTCAACACAATTAAAGGATTGCTTAACGGCATTCTTGATGGTATGAAGGGCATTGGCAGCTGGGTAAAGGCGAATGTCACAGACCCGATTGTGAATAAAGCAAAAGAGGGCTGGGAGACAGCAAAGAGTACAACAAGAACTGCATGGCAGAACATCTGCGATTCGGTTAAGAGCAAGGGCGCCGAGATGAGCAGGAAAGCAGGCGACGCCTTTTCCAAAGCTGCACAGTCGGCAAAAACCAAGATGGACGACATGCAGAATAAGGTAAGAAGTGCAATTGATAAGATCAAGAACTTCTTCAACATCACGCTCGGCTTTAAGGGCATCAAGCTCCCGTCCATCTCGGTTTCTTGGGATACGGCATCCGCTGTCGGACAGGCATTGTCCAAGCTGGGTATGCCGGGTGTGCCGAACTTCCATGTAAACTGGAATCAGTACGCAAAGGGCGGTTTCCCTGACGAAGGCGAACTGTATATCGCACGAGAGAACGGCAGCGAGATGATTGGTCGAATGGGCAATAGGAACGTTGTCGCGAACAACCAGCAGATTATTGACGGTATTGCACGCGGTGTAGCATCCGCGAACAGTCAGCAGAACGCACTGTTGCGAGAGCAGAACGAACTGCTCCGCGCATTGCTTGAAAAAGATACAGGTATCAGCATTGGAGACATTACCAATGCTGCAAGACGACAGAATCAGCGGATGGGCAAAACGGTCATCCCAGTAGGTTAAAGGAGGCACAGAATGGCAAATCCAATCAACACAATTGATGGGGCAACTATTCTGTGCCCTTCGTCTTATAAGTGGTCGCAGGAAGTCGTATCCCGCAGCACCGCCGGACGAACCGAAGATGCACTGATGCACGTCGAGAAAATCCGAACCGTGGACAAGATAGAGCTGGGCTGGCAGACCAAGACGTTTGCCGAAACGAGATCAGTCCTGTCTAAGTTTACGAACGAATACCTGTCAGTCAGCTACTATAACCCCGTGACGAACTCATACAAGACCGGCAAGTTTTATGTTGGTGACAAGTCGGTTGACATGTACAATCATACGCTCGGTCTCAACGCGAGTATCAGTTTTAGTTTAATTGAGGTTTAACAGATGGTGAATCTATCAAACACAATTAAAGAAAAATGGCAGTCCGGCGGACATCAGATAGCCAAAGTGGAGTGCACCGGACTGCGGTACGTCAGCACCGACAAGCTGCTGGACACATCAGACCAGACTTTCACATCTGACCGAATCTGTGACGGCGGTTTGTCTATCGACCGAACAGCTATCTCCGGCAGTAAGCTGGAACTGGGTTCTGCCATTGCGGCAACACTGTCCCTGACGCTGTACAACACCGACAAGAAATACGACGATGTAAATTTTGAAGGTGTGGAAATGAAGGTTTCCGTTGCGGTGGACGAGGATAGCCCGACATGGGTTCCGCTGGGTGTGTTCATCGTCGATACGCCGCCGCGCCACCTGTCCACCATTTCCATCTCGGCAATGGACAGAATGGTGCTGTTCGACAAGGACGCAAGCGATTTCAACTACGACACCAATTCGACCGTAGCGGAAGTCATTCAAGCATGCGCTAAGGCAGCTGGCGTGCCTCTCGCAGACACGAATATGAAGAACCTGCCGAACTACAACGTGCAGGTGAGCAAGCCGGAAACGCAGGATTCTATCACCTATCGCACACTGCTGCAATACTGTGCAGCTCTGACAGGTACCTTTGCTTACATGGACGAGAACGGCAAACTGGCATTCCGCTGGTACGACACAACCGCCGGTTTTGCAATGACACCGGCTAACCGGTACAGCAGCGACATCTATGAACAGGATGTTACGATTACCGGCTTAACGTACACAGTCAAAACGCAGGACAGCGAAGGCAAGGAAACCAGCACCGTGAACGTGTACGGCTCTGCTGATTATGCATTTGACTTCACGGACAATCTGCTGATCGCCGGTAATGCAGCTCGCAATCAGGCATTGACCGTTGTGCAGTCGAAGGTTATTCCGACAGCATATCGTCCGTACTCGGCTGAGATTCTTCCGGCTCCGTGGCTTTTCCCCGGTGATGCCGTGACGTATTTGCCTGTTGACAAGGATGACACAGCGGCGAACCGGCTGTTTTCCATTGTCACCAACATGGCGTACACGCTGAACGGTTCTACGACCATTGCGGGGCAAGGCGAGACGGCGCAGAGCAACAGCTATGCCAGCACCTCCGGTCTGACAGCAGTGCAGGCACAGATTTTGCAGCGCGTCACAGACCGCGTAACGCAGGAGCGGACGAACCGCGAACAGGCGATTTTACAGCTTAACGAGCAGATTAAGAACGTCAAGGCAGGTAAAGATGACCTCTTAATCGCCGGTCTGGGCTTGTACACGACAGAAGAAACTCTGTCGGACGGCAGCACCGTGTACTACTATCACGACAAGCAGACCCTTGACGACAGCTCGATTATTTATACATTCCAGTCCGGCGGATTTGCATACACCACGGATTGGAACGGCGGCAATCCGACTTGGACATCAGGTTTCGACCGGTACGGCAATCTGATTATGAATACCATCAGCACCTACAAGCTGGAAGCCGATGACATTCAGGCAGGTTCGATTACAGCTGACAAGATCAATACCAGCTACACGAACACGATTCACGACTACGCGGACGGCAAAGCGAACAGCGCATTGTCAGATGCGAAGAAGTATGCGGAAAGCCAGAGCAGCGCAGCGGAGAGTAACGCCAAGAAATACGCGGACGATCAGAGCAGTGCCGCAGAGAACAATGCGAACGACTACACAGACGGAAAGCTCAAGGACTACTCGACGACAGTTGAGATGAACTCCGCAATCAATCAGAAAGCGGATTCAATCACGCTTTCCGTATCGAAAACGTATGTCACAACGGAGAATTACAACACCGGCATCAGTGACACAAAGAAATACGCAGATTCGCAGAGTAGTACAGCAGAGAGCAATGCGAAGAAGTATGCCGATTCGCAGAGTAGTACAGCAGAGAGCAATGCAAAGAAATACGCAGATTCGCAGAGTAGCACAGCAGAGAGTAACGCCAAGAAGTACGCGGACACAAATCTGACCGCTGCTAAGAAGTATGCGGACGACCAAAGCAGCGCAGCAGAGAGCAATGCGAATGACTACACGGACGGAAAGCTCAAGGACTACTCGACTACAGTAGAAATGAAATCTGCCATTGACCAAAAGGCGGATTCAATCACGCTCTCCGTGTCGCAAAACTATGTAACGACGGCGGATTACAACACCGGCATCAGCGACACAAAGAAGTATGCCGATGACCAGAGCAGTGCAGCTCTGACAAATGCAAAAGCGGACACTGATAAGAAGCTCTTTGATTATGCGAAGAAAGTAGACCTGCCTAACCTTGATGCATATGCAAAGAAAACCGATCTGCCAGACCTGACACCCTACGTCACGAAGGAAACCATGTCGTCAGAGATCAAAGCATCCGCTGACCAAATCACGCTGGACGTATCAAAGAAGTATGTGACGAACGAAAACCTCACGACCGCAGTAGAAAGTCAGGTCAAAATCAGCACGGAAGGTTTCAGTTCCCGTGTAAGCACAGTTGAAAATAACTTGCTATACGGCTTGAACTTTAACCTGCTGAAAGACACAAAGGCGTTTGGCAGTCTGTCTTCCAACTCAAAATCCACGTTGACGAAGGATACATATAATGGACTTGCGATTCGCAGTTTAACTGCTACTGGAAGTGCCCGTTCTGTTTTCGCCCGTTGGTCGGCATTTGATGAGAGTAAAGTACTTCAAAGCAAAGGTGTGACCATATCCTTCTGGGCTAAAGCTGACAGTAATAGCGCAAGGATTCAGGTACACGCATACAACAACGCTGCTGTCCAGTGGCAGTTGGTAACTACGTCACAAGATAAAGCCAGCACGAGTACTGATACTGCGGAAGTGAATCTGACTACAGAATGGACGCGATACTGGGTATCCTATACGCCGAAAGACGGTTGCACCGATACCGACACAGTGACGTATGCGCGGCTGGATGCTGCTGGGGCAGCGACATATTACATCTGCGGTGTCAAGATGGAGTACGGCACGACCGCAACGGATTGGTGCCCAGCAGCATCCGAGACATTCTCCGGTCAGCGGTATTCTGAAATCAAGCAGGATATTGAAAGCATCACCCTTGACGCAACGAAGATTCGCCTGCAAGCCACAACGCTGACGTGGAAAGCCGAGAACTCCGAATTGACGGAGGACGGCACATTGACCGCCCGCGGTGCATTCCAGTCATTTGATGATTTTACCACGGCAGATAGCAAATACGGTCGAAACACTATTGCAATGGATAATATCGGCGGTGCACGCATTTACGCCCGTGCGCGTGTGTGGGACACGGCGGAGCAGCGAAACGCAGAAAGCTCAAGCGGAATCGCGCGAACATATTATCCTATCGTACTGAAAGCTATCACGCAGGATAACACAGATTCGGGCGAAGCAGCGATTGGATATTGCGCACTACGATACGGCAGCGTATCTACCATTCAGTTAAAAGCGTACACCACGCCGCGCATTGAAATGACAAACCGGTGGGGGTCGAATCAGGAAGACGACCGGCATCCGGGTGTGCTGATTAGCTTAGGCGCCCCAACAGGTAATTACTACGAGGATGGTGTCAGTCATGGCGGGTACATTAAGCTGATGCGGGACGACA